TCAAAATTTAAGCCGCGTTTTTGGTCGTAAGATAGAAGCGCCCAGACGCAGAGGATTCAGGCCATCAGAAAGCGGTCTAGTACCCGCAGGCGAAAGTTATGGAGCTTGGCTTGCTAAACAATCGCCCGCTGTGAAAGCAAAAGCACTTGGAGTGAATAAAGTTAGATTTTTTGATAAATTATCTAAAAAATATGGAGGGGATCAGGCAATAAGAAAATTTGCTTCGATTGATGGATCTGAAAAAACTTTAGCTCAACTTCAGGCCGCTTATGGAAAAAATGCAAATAAAATTAAAATTGTTCCTGATGTTGTAAGAGAAAGAAAAAGCGCACCTTATACATGGCAAAGATACTCTGACGGATCTCTTGCAAAGAAAGCCGAGCCATCAAACCTTACAAAGTGGACACCTGAACGTCAGAAATTACACGATCAAATTGTTGAAGATATAATTGCAGAAAATAATCCCAGAGCACAAAAGAATCCGATTTTTTATATGACAGGCGGCGGATCCGCTTCAGGTAAATCAATCATGTTGAAAAAGTCACCATTAAGAAAAGGAACTGTTGTTATTGATTCTGATGAAATTAAAAAACGTTTACCAGAATTTCAGGCAATGCAGGCTAAGGGCGGAAAGATAGCAAGAGCGGCGGCGAATTATGTTCACGAAGAATCCAGTTGGATAAGTAAACGAATAATGAGAGAGTGCGCCCAAAGGCGTTATCATACTATGCTTGATGGTACAGGTGACGGAAGCCTGAAAAGTCTATCAGGCAAAATTAAAATGATGACTGATCGGGGAATGACTGTTAAGGCTAAATATGCAACGGCAGAAATAGCAACAGCACTTGAAAGAAACTATCAAAGATATATAAAAACAAAAAGATTAGTTCCGCCTACTTATGTTCGAAATGTTCACAGGGAAGTTTCAAAAGTAGTTCCGCAGGCTATCAGAGCAAATGTTTTTGATGATTTTGAACTTTACGATATGAACAAAACAGGCGAAGCAATAAAGGTCGCTACTTATACAAAGAAAGATGGCTTGAAAATATTGAATAATGATTTGTATGGAAACTTCTTGGCAAAGGCCGATCAACCCGACAGTTTGTTCACTAAATGGACAGATAAGAAAAAGCGGTGACTTGACAAATAAATTTAATTATATTATAATTGATTCGTAAACAAACAAATCAAACCAACATGAGATCACTTACAGTTCTTTCAAAAATCCTTGGCCTTACAGCTTCATCAAATCCACATGAAGCAAAAGCCGCAGAAGAAAAACTTGAAAGACAACTTCAAGAAAAAGGCATCACAAGGGAACAGCTTGAACAGCAGTTGGACATGGCAACTGTTGAAGAAGACATCGAAGCTATCGCATTTAGATTCGGCGAGCCTTACAAAAGAATCGACCCTGCAACTTCAATAATTTTAAACGCGGTTGCAAACTTCTATAATGGCAGAATTATTTATTGTGTTCGCGATGAAGACGGCAACAGATTCGGCGGCGGCACAAGACAAATGGAAGTTCTAGCGTCAAAAGCTAGACAGCTAGAAATTGAAATTTATACTGAATACCTTTTGCAGGCTTTACAAGATGATTGGGCGAAGCATTGCAAAGAAGATCCATTTCAAGTTGCAATGATGGGTTCAGCACATAGGAACAGTTTCAGAAAGGCTTGGGCATATAAAGTTCAATCAAGGTTTACTGAAATGAGACACAATGAAGAAACTGATGGCAGACAAATCCAAACAGAAAGCAAGACAATTAATCAATCAGCTTTGGCTGTTACTAAATCAAACAATTTAGAACTTGCTGCTGTAAAGGACTTTATGAACCAAAGATACCCAAGGCTTGGAACAAGATCAGGTTTCACACATGGCGGCTCTGGAAGCGGGGCAGGGTCAGCCGCAGGCGGAAGAGTTGGATTGAACCGACAAGTTGCGGGCGGAGGTCAAAGAAGACTTGCAGGCTCTTGATAACATCGCCCCCATTTCTGGGGGCTTTTTTATTGCTTGACAAATATAATTAATCTTATTATAATAAGATTGTACGAAACCAAACAAACCAATGAACAACACTCAAAGATTCAAAAACTTTCAAAGATGGGAAAAAATGGTTGAGAGAAAATTCAACCTTAAGCAACAAAGACAAGCTACTTGGTTAAAAGAGATAGAGGAGGTTCAGTAATGTTCAGACCTTACACAGTTCCCGCCGATCACAAAGACTTTCAGGTCGGAGATCAGGTAAACATCTGCTACTACACAGACGTTGATCCTTTTACAGTTATCGAAAGAAAAGGCAAGCGCATCAAGATTCAACAGGCAAACGCCAAGCTTGACCCTACTTGGAAACCTAAACAGATCATCGGAGGATTTGCCGCGCATTGCACAAACAATAATGAGCAAAGATGGATCATCACAGAAAATCCTAAAGGCGCTATT